CGAGAGATTGTATGGCACATACTTAACAAGACAACTGACAAAATCGGACTTATGTTTCTTGAAGAGGGAGTCCGCAAAACTGCTCGTTCCCTCATGTCTTTGGCAGTAAACAAACCAATTCATTTACCTGATGTTGAAGTAACACCGGAGGAACTTAAAGATGCTTTTGATAGAACACTCGGAAGTGACCGCATTTATTTGTTTGACCATTTCGGGAGTACTTCTTTGGAAAATATTGTCAATCGAGTGCGTTACATGGCTAAAGGTCTTAATTGTGGCTATGTGTTTCTTGACCATCTCAGCATTATTGTTAGTGGTGGTGATGTTGGAGATGAGCGTAAAGCCTTGGATTCCATTATGACGAAGTTGCGTATGTTGGTCCAAGAGACAGGTATTAGTTTGATTTGTGTTTCACATCTGAAAAGACCTGATAGCAAGGGACACGAAGAAGGCGCTGCAACATCTTTAGCACAACTTCGTGGCTCTGGCGCTATTGCACAGCTATCTGACATAGTGATTGGTTTGGAGCGTAACGGACAAGCACTAGATATGATTGAGAGAAATACAACACAAGTGAGGGTGCTAAAGAACCGCTTTAGTGGCTATACTGGTAATTGTGGCTCACTGTTGTATAATGGGCAAAGTGGTCGTATGTTTGAAATTAAGGATACATTATGAAAGATATAGTAGAAGCAGCACGAGAGTATGCGAAACAGGATGAGTATTCCGTTACTCGCAATTACATCAACGCATTGTGCCTTGAGATAGACCGACTACGCACACTGAATAAGGATGTCTTTGGTCGCATACAGGACAATACTGAAATCTATGCTGATGCAGAGCGTTATCGCTGGCTACGCAGTGCGTCATGGGATGTTGATACTAGCTTAGTAGCTCCATCTGTTATTGCCTGTAATGGTGATATGAGTGAGTGGAGATGGATGATTGGTAATGAGATTGATGTTGCCGTTGATAAGTTTATTGCGGAGGGTAAGTGAGCTTTGACATCATGACCGAAAAAGGTATGAGAGTTACTCAATGGTTTAGCTCAGTTGATGAGCTACTGAAGTCTATGTTGGCTAACCCTAAAGATAGGTACTGGAGAAATACATGAACAATGAACCAGTAGCGTGGATGATGGTAAACAGAGAAAACACAAGTGCGTATCTTACCTTTGATAAACCTACAAGGGATATGAAGATAAGCCACGAACCACATGAACTCTATACCCATCCAGCAAAGACATTAACAGATGAGGAAATACTGTTTATGTGCGATGACCATAGAAATAAATATGGCGGTATAGAGCCAATAGGATTTGCTAGAGCAATACTAAGAAAGGCACAAGAGAAATGATATGGTATGGAGATGCCCGCCACTACACCTGCCTAATTGGAATAACTTATGGAAATGGAAAACAGAGATGGTGAAATCACCCTGCATTGGTAAATGCACTTATGACATCACAATCAATGAATGTAACGATTGTGGCAGAACTAAAGATGAAATTAGTCGATGGTATGTAATGACTGATGACGAGAAGTTAGAAGTATTAGAAAGGTTAATGAAAGATGAGTTAGAAGTATTAGAAAGGTTAATGAAAGATGAGTAAGAAGAATATTAAAGTAGATGGCTATGTTTGGGTTGCGGAGAATGGTGCAATTGATTATGGCTTTTGGTTTGGTGATTCTGATGAGCCTGTGTCATTCTCAACAACATTAAAAGAGATTGTTAGGAATACTCTTGAATCTCATCGTTTAGATACTGGAGTTATTGCAGAATACCATCTTGAAGACATGAAACGATTGAGTTTATCTATTCAAGCAGCAAAGAATATTATTGACCATGAGATTAAACGCATGGAAGGTGTTGAATTAAATGATTGAGCATTGGATTGTTGGTGCTACCGGAGTAGGATACCTTGTTGTAGGTATGTTACAATTAAGTAAAGGGTCTATTCCTAATGCGTTAATATGGATTGGCTACGCTGCAGCTCAAGTAGGCTTATGGATGAACATTAAATGAAAATCATTCTTGATATTGAAACTAACTTAGCACACGATAAGATTTGGTGTGTAGTTTGTCGTGATATAAAAAAGAATGTAGTATCAACTTTCTTTCAAGCTACTGAATTACAAGCGTTTTTAGACGGGTGTGAAAGTATCATTGCTCACAATGGAATCTTCTTTGATTTTCCTGTATTGAAAAGAGTTTGGGGTATTACTGTAAAGAAGTCGCAAGTAGTAGATACGCTGGTGTTGTCACGCTTATATAACCCTAGCTTAGAAGATGGACACAGCCTTGCTGCTTGGGGTAATCGTCTTGGGTTTACTAAAGGAGACTTTAAAGACTTTGACAATGGACTTACAGATGAGATGTTGGAGTACTGTATTCAAGATACACTAGTAACACAAAAGTTGTATGAACATTTAACTCAGGAGATGCAAAATGACTACTCGAAAGAAAGTATCAAACTCGAACATGAGGTCGCAATCATCATTGCGGAACAAGAAAGAAACGGATTCAAACTCAATGAAGCAGCAGCTTTACAATTACTTTCTGTACTTAAAACTAAGCTGGACACTATTCAAGTTGAAATGGCTACAATCTTTCCAGATAAAATCACCAGTGGTAGAACCCACAAAAAGACAGGTAAACCGCTTAAAGACATCATCACCCCGTTTAACCCCGGCAGCCGAAAGCAAATTGCTGAACGACTTATCGAAAAAGGCTGGAAACCGAAAAAGCACACCGAAAAAGGTATCGTCATCGTCGACGAAGAAGTCCTCGCCAGCCTCGACTACCCAGAAGCGAAAGCCCTCGCAGAATACATGATGTTACAAAAGCGGATAGCACAGATTGATAGCTGGCTAGAAGCTCTTGGCAAGGATGGTAGGGTTCATGGTCGTGTCATTACTAACGGAGCTATTAGTGGCAGGGCTACACATATGTCTCCTAACATGGCGCAAGTTCCGAACATGGACGCAGCCTATGGAAAAGAGTGTCGTTCATTGTGGACAGTTGATGAAGGTAATGCTTTAGTCGGAATTGACTTAGCACAGTTAGAACTTCGTTGTTTAGCACATTATATGCAAGACGAAGATTACAAAACAACATTATTATCAGGAGATATCCATGAGAAAAACCGCCAAGCAGCGGGTCTTTCCAGTAGGGGAGAAGCAAAGCGTTTTGGTTTCGCATTTCTTTACGGGGCAGGTGGCGCAAAGATTGGTCAGATTCTTGGTTGTTCAACGCAAGAAGGACAAGCCGTTATTAATCGGTATCTCAAAGCAATGCCAAAACTCAAGAGTCTTCGTGACAAGGTTGAAAGAATGTCTGCAACGGGGACGCTTCCGGGTCTTGACGGTAGGAGACTTAACATTCGTTCCGCACATTCGGCGGTCAATACACTCTTACAAGGCGCAGGAGCTATTGTCGCCAAACAGTGGATTATCGAAACCACGAAGATGCTCAGGACAGACAAGATACCTTATCGACTTGTTGCATGGGTACACGATGAAATACAGATTGAAACTCCGCAAGCCTACGCTGAAATCGTTGGTAAAACAGCCGTCGAAGCAGCGAGGATTGCAGGGATGGTTTTAAAAACGAGGTGTCCGATGGATGCTGAATATAATGTAGGAACTAACTGGAGCGAAAGCCATTAAATGACTGAAAAAAAAGACCCAAACCTACTTGGTATGGTAGCTGTGTCTGCATATAAAGATGGGACATATTCACTTAGTTCTAGCTTTGATTTAAATGAAACTTACGAGTTGCTAAAGGATGCTGTTCTAGATATTGAGGATGGTACATTAGAAGATTCTATTGATTATCATAATGAATCATTGCACTAATTTTTTAGTTGTTGTATAATTACCAAGCAGTATTTCTAAACCGTAGTAGATAAGGAGATTTAAAATGGAATTGAAACCAGTTAAGATTCAAGCAGAAATTCAGTGGGCTTTCTTTGACAAAGTAAATGACATGAGTGGCAAGTTCCAGTGTGACTTAGCTAACCTGTCAACGGCAGCCGTCGAAGCCCTAGAGTCTATCGGTCTTGCACCTCGCAAGCGTGAAGACAAGCCTGAGAAGGGTTGGTTCTTGACAGTAAAGTCAAACTATGCTATCCAGCCTTTTGATAAAGAAGGTGCTGAGATTAAAGATGTAGTTGGTAACGGCTCTAAAGCAATTGCTTTGATTAAGCCTTACAGTTGGAAGTGGAAGAACAAGGAAGGTGTTAGTGCTTCTTTGTCTAAAATTATCATTACCGATTTAGTGAAGTACAACGCTAATGGCGATGACAATGCTTCTATTGAAAACTTGGATGACGACATCCTATGATAACAGCACTCATTGACGCTGATAGTCTTTGCTACGCAGTAGGCTTCTCTAGTAACGATACAGAGGAGTCTATTGCAATAGCAAGGCTTGAAGCAACAATGACTGAACTTTGTATGGAGC